ACCCCCTCCCTCCCCCCGAGGGACCGTCATGACCCACAGGAGTTACATCTGATGCCGAAGCGCACCGGAACGTCACCGGACGCCACCGAACCGGTACCAGTAGGAACCGTCCCATCTGCCATTCACGGCAGGGAGCCAGGTCCAGTCCAGCAGGGCGTCCTCGACGCCGCAGTCGACGCCGAGTGGATCACGAGAGCCGACCAGGCAGCACTCCGGCTCGCACTCCGGCTTGCCCACGACATCGACGCGACCGACGACCCGCAGCAGATTGCCAGCCTGTCGCGCACACTCCTCGCAGTCCTCGCAGCCATTGGCCTCACCGTCGCCGGCAGAGTGTCCACCGACACCAAGCCGCCCTCACAGGAGAACCCGCTTGACGCCCTCCGAGCTCGAGCAGCTGGTCGGCTCGCCGACGCCCCGAGTCCAGACACCGCGACCGTCAGGTCTATCTCGGGGCGTTGACCTCGTCGACCTGGCCGAAGCACTCGGGCAGCCGCTGCTGCCGTGGCAGGCCTATGTCGCCGACGCCGCGCACGTCGTGGACGGCAACGGGCGGTGGGCGCACAAGACTGCCGGCGTACTGATCTCACGGCAGAACGGCAAGACCCACTTCCTGCGCATGCGCATCCTTGCCGGCCTCGTTCTGTGGGACGAGCGGCTCATTCTTGCCACCGCGCAGTCCCGCGAGGTCGCCCTCGAGATGTTCCGAGGCGTCGTCGAGATGTTCGAGGACGTGCCGTGGCTCGCCCGACAGGTCAAGCGGGTCAGCCGGACCAACGGCAAGGAAGAACTCGAGCTGCTCGGCGGCGCACGCTTCAAGATCGTGGCGCCCTCCGAGGGCGGGGCAAGAGGGTACTCAGCGGACCTGGTCATCATCGACGAGGCCCGCCAGCACCGCACCACCGACGCCTACGCCGCGCTCGTCTACACCACCCAGGCGCGACCGAACGCGCAGGTCTGGGCCGTGTCGAACGCCGGCGACGCAGGCTCAACCGTTCTGAACTCGCTTCGCGACCAGGCGCTACAGACCGTCGCGAACAACACGCCGACGTCGCTCGGCTGGTGGGAATGGTCGGCAGAACCAGGCGCCGACATCGACGACCCGCAGGCATGGGTAGACGCGAACCCCGCCCTCGGCCACCTCGTCCGGCCCGAGTCGCTCATGGCCCGCATCAAATCCGACCCTGTCGAGATCGTGCGGACCGAGATGCTCTGCCAGTGGGTCGAGACGCTCGACTCGCCGTTCCCTGCCGGCACCTGGGCCGAGTGCTTCACAGAAGGCGTTGAGATGCTCCCTGAGCGTCCGACGTTCCTCGCGATAGACGTGACCCCCGACAGGCGCGACGCCGCTCTCGTCGCAGTACAGCAGCTCGACGAGGACGCTGAGAACCTTGCCGCGTTCGTCCTCGACACCTGGCATGCTGAGGACACCATCGACGACCGCAAGGTCGCCGGCCAGGTCGCCAAGCGTGCTCGCGACATGTTCGCTCGAGTCGTCGCGTTCGACCGGTGGACCGCCGCCGGCATCGCCTCGAGGGTCGCCCAGGTCGGCATCCCAGTCGGCGACGTGTCTGGCTCACAGTTCACCCAGGCGTGCGACGAGCTGCTCGGCGCGATTGTGTCGAAGCGGCTACAGCACACGGGCCAAGAGGTACTGACCCAGCAGATCGCTGCGGCAGCCCGCAAGCAGACCGGTGACGGCGGCTGGCGCATCGTCCGCCGGCAGTCAGCCGGACCAGTCTGCGCCGCCGTGGCACTCGCCATGGCGACCCATCACGCTGTGCGCCCGGTCTCCCAGGCGCAGATCGTCGTAGGTTAGGATTAGCCTCATGGGCCTACTCGACATCATCCTCGGATCCACGCCTCCCGCCGTTCCAGAGGAGGGTGACCTTCCCGTCACAGCGAGCTTGGCCTCCGCCCGATGGCCGACGTACCAGGAACTCTCAGGGACCTCGGGCGTAAACGTCGCACGCAACCAGGCGATGACCGTGCCCGCGATCGCACGCGCTCGCAACATCATCGCCGGCAGCATCTCCGGCCTGCCCATGTACCGGTTCACCGAGGCCGGACGTGACCTGCGCCCTGCACCCTGGATGCAGCAGCCCGACCCGTTCGTCCCACGTCAGACTACGCTGGCCTGGACCGTTGACTCGCTGTTCTTCTACGGCGTCGCGTACTGGCAGGTCCTTGACGTGTACGCCGAGGACGGCAGGCCGTCACGCTTCCGCTGGATCGACCCTGTCCGTGTCGCCCCTGTCCTCAACCGCGACGGCACCCTGGTCGAGGGGTACACGCTCGACGGCCACAAGGTCCCTACGTCCGGCCTGAACTCGCTCGTTGTGTTCTCCGGCTTCGAGGACGGACTGCTGCGCCGTGCAGGCCGCACGATCCGTACCGCCATCCAGCTCGAGCAGGCCGCGCTTACCTACGCCGAGACGCCGTCGCCGATGGTCGCGCTCAAGAACTCCGGCTCACCGCTGCCCACCGGCAAGGTCACCGAGCTGCTTCAGGCGTGGCGCGAGGCACGCAACCGCTCGGCGACCGCCTACCTGAACGAGTCCATCGACATCGAGCGGGTCGGCTTCTCGCCTGCCGAGATGGCCCTCGTCGAAGCCCGCATGGCGACCGCACAGGAACTCGCCCGCGCCGCCGGCATCCCGCCCTGGTACCTCGGCGTCGACGCCGGCTCGTCCATGACCTACCAGAACGTCGGCAACAGCCGCCGCGATCTTCTCGATTTTGCTCTCATGCCGTTCATCACCGCCCTCGAGCAGCGGCTCAGCCTGTCCGACATCCTTGTCAGCCGCGAGGCCATCCGCTTCGACCTCACCGATTTCCTTCGCAGTAGCCCCATCGAGCGCGCACAGCTCTACCAGGCGCTCGTCCCACTCGGCATACTCACCCCTGACGAGGTACGCGCCCTCGAGGACATGGCCCCAGGCGAACAGGCGACATGATGGACAAGCAGCTGCACGTCACGTTCACCGCGGACGTCACCGCCGCCGACTCGGACAAAGGCGTCATCGTCGGCTCGGTGGTCCCCTACGGCGTGTTCGGGAATACGAGCATCGGACCTGTCGCGTTCCAGGCCGGCGCATTTGCCAAGCCACCCGAGACCGTGAAGCTGCTCCTCGAGCACGACGGACGCCGCCCCATCGGGCGCGCCACCGGCTTCGTCGACGGACCCGACCACATGACCGGCACGTTCAAGCTCAGCCGGACGACCGCAGGGCGAGACGCCCTGATCGAGGCCGCTGACGGCCTCCGCGACGGCCTCTCGGTCGGCGCGAACATCATCGCCTTCGAGGACACCGAGGAGGGCTACGTCGTCACCGCGGCAGAGCTCCTCGAGGTGTCCCTCGTCGCCACACCCGCCTTCTCGCAGGCAGGCGTGGAGAAGGTCGCGGCATCCTCGCCCGACCCGACACCCGATACCTCCAACCAGGAGCCCGCAACCATGGAGAACGAGACCCCCGAGGTCGAGCCCGCCGCCGAGGTGGTCGAAGCCTCCGAGAAGGTCGAGGCTGCTGCCCCGACCAAGCAGTACGTCACCGTCGGCGCACCCCGCGCCCTCGACGGCATGACCGCAGGCCGTTACGCAGCAGTGCAGATGCAGGCTGCCGCAGGCGACCGCGACGCCCAGATGATCGTCGAGGCCGCCCTCGCCGACAACACCACCACGACCGGCGCCGGCGTCGTGCCGACCCGCTTCCTCACCGAGGTCATCTCGGTGCTGGACAACTCCCGCCCGTTCATCGACAGCATCTCGCGTGAGGCGCTGCCCGACGCAGGCCAGGACTTCAAGATCCCGCGCGTCACCCAGAAGCCGTCGGTCGCCGAGCAGGCTGCCGAAGGCGACGAGGTCTCCTCGACCGCGTTCACGCTCGACTACCTCACCGTCGACGTCAAGACGTTCGGCGGCGGCGAGCGCATCTCCCGTCAGCTCATCGAGCGTTCCGACCCGGCGTTCCTCGACCGTCTCATCCTCGAGATGTCCGCGCAGTACGCGCAGACCGTCGACAACTACGCGCGCACGCAGGCTGCCGCCGGCGCAGTCGCATCCGACGGCACCACGATCTACAAGAGCATCGTGCAGGCCATCGCCGACTCGTACGGCGTCATGCGCTTCGCCCCGACGACCCTCCACGTCAACCCTGCCGGCACCGGCGCCGTGACGTGGGAGAAGCTGATGGACGAGGTCGACTCTGAGGGCCGTCCGCTGTTCGCAGCGGCCAACCCGTCGAACGCGAACGGCGTCGTCGTCCAGGGCACGACCCGCGGCACCGTCGCTGGCCTTGACCTGGTCGTCAACCCGAACGCCACGGCCAACGCGACCGGCCTGGTCTACCCTGGCGCGTTCGCGACGTTCTACGAGTCGGCTGGCGCACCAGTGCAGGTCAGCGTCCAGGACGTCTCCAGCCTCGAGGTCGAGGTTGCCGTGTACGGCTACATCGCCGTCGCGATCAAGCACCCCACTGCCGCACGGACCCTCACCGTCACGCCGTGACCCTTCGCCCTGCGCCGGCCCTGACCTCTCCCAGGGCCGGCGCAGGGTCCACGGAGGCCCGCCATGCCGAACTACGTCGACATCGACGAACTCAAGACGGTCCTCGGCGTCGGGGACCTCTACCCTGACGCGCAGCTGACGCAGGCCTCCACCGCAGCGACCAACCTCGTCCTGTCGATGCTCAGCCGTTACTCGTACCCAGTCGACCAGCTGTGCTGCGAGGACGGCACCGAGGTCAAGGCCCGCACCGTCGGGTACCACCGCCTCTACGTTGGGCAGTCCATCGTCAACGAAGGACTACCGGCACACCTCAACGGTCCCGCGACCGTGACCGCCATCGGCTTCACCGCAGACGTTCCTCCGCGTCCGCTGTGGCCCTGGCCGACCCTGTGGCCCTACTCGTACAGCAACGCCCAGGAGCTCTACAACACGTTCACGTTCGAGAAGGTCCACGGCGAGCCGCCTATCACCACGAAGCAGGCCGTCATCCCATCCGGCTACGTCGCCGACCAGGCCTCACAGGACGTCTACCAGACTGACCCGCTCGTCCTCGAGGCGTGCATGATGCTCACCGTCGAGATCTGGCAGGCTCGGGTCGCACCAGGCGGCACCATCCAGGGCGTCGATTTTCAGCCGGGACCGTTCCGCCTCGGACGCTCCCTCATCGGACGCGTGCAGGGCCTTCTCGCCCCGTACCTCGACGTCGGCACGATGGTCGGATGAACCTCAAGACCCTCCGACAGACGCTCGCCACCGCCCTCGAGGACGCAGGTGTCGACTACTCGACCTCAGCGTTCCCACCGCCCGTCGTCGTCCCGCCGACCGTCGTCATCGTTCCAGGCAATCCCTGGATTACGCCGGTCACCCTCGGGCGCCCCGCCAGCCCCCAGGTCGAGGTCTCGTTCCGGCTGACGTGCATCGTCGCCAACCTCGACAACCAAGGCTCGCTCGACCAGCTTGAGACCCTCGTGTTCGCAGTCCTCGACAACCTGCCGCGAGGCTGGGAGGTCGGCGACGTCTCGCCGCCGTCCGTCGAGACCATCGGACCCTCCGACCTTCTCGTCTCCGACGTCCAGGTCACTACCCTCGCAACGCCCACCTAAGGAGCACCACCATGGCCACCGTCCTCACCGGGCAGGACCTGACCCTCACCATCGCGGGGGACGTGTTCGACGCCCAGACGATCAGCACCACGTTCACCTACACCCCAAACCGCGAGGTCCTCGAGACGCTCGACGGACCGGTGTACAAGACGCTCACGTTCGAGTACAGCCTCGACGTGAACATGTACTCCGACTGGGGCACCACCAGCAGCCTTGCCGAGGCGCTCGCGTCCATCGCCCTCAGCGCACCCGACACGTCCGTCGCGTTCACCCTGGTCTGCGTCGGCCCGAACGCCACGACCACGGTGTCCGGCAACGTGTTCCCCGAGGTTCCGCCGATGCAGGGAGAAGGCCCGAGCGCCTCGCAGGTGTCCTTCACCCTCACCGGCGACCGCAACACCACCCCCACGATCGTCGCAGTCTGATAAGGAGAGACCATGCCAACCGGTACCTGGGTCGAGGTAGAACACCAAGACCGTGGCGACCTTGTCCTCGAGCTCGAGCTCGTCGACTGGATCGCATGGGAGAGCTGGGCCGGACGCTCGTTCGCCACGTTCGGAGACGAAGAGAATCCTCCTGGCGTGAAGGACATCGCGTACCTGGGATACGAAGCCGCGAAGCGCACCGGCGTCCACGCAGGGGACTTCCCCTCGTGGAACCGGTCGCTCTCCGGCTTCCCACGTTGGCGATCAGGCGAACCACCCCGCCCTACCCCGCCGGCAGCTTCGGCCGACGCCGCATAGACGTCGCCGTGGCTACCGGCACATCACCGAACGACTGGAACGACCTGAGGGATCTCCTCACCGCCGAGGGGTCCCTCAGGAAGCCGTAGGAGGCTCTGAGATGACCACCACGACCGCCAAGAGTAAGGCTGGTCGTGTGACCGTCAGGCTTGACGACAAGGACATCAAGGCCATCCTGCGCAACTTTTCGAAGATGGACAAGCAGGCCAACCGCGACCTCAGAGACCTGTCCCGCGACATCTCTAAGGACATCGTCGGCGAGTTCCGCAACGCAGCTCGAGGAACACGCTGGTACCCCGAGCAGGCCTCGTTCGTCGCCCAGTCGGCCAGGGTCGCCCGCGACCGGACGCCGTCCGTGACCATCGGCGGTGCGAAGCGGTACACGACCGACGACGGCAGACGGGTCGCCGCAGGTTCCCTCCTGTTCCTGTCCGAGTTCGGCTCCGTAACGTCGAAGCAGCGCGAGCGGTTCCGTAACAAGAAGCAGCGGGACGCTGGTGTTCTCGGTGGCCTGCAAGGCCCGCCGAGGTCGCCGAAGGAAGGGCGCGGCAACCGAGGCTGGTGGCTGTTCCCACGCCTCAAGCGGATGCAGCCCGACATCCTGCGCCGCTGGATCACGGGCGCACAGAAGGTCGCCGACACCTGGGGGAAGCCGTAATGGCCGCATCGCAGACCATCCGCACCCTCAAGCTGTCGCTCCTGGCTGACGTGTCCGAGTTTGGCAAAGGACTCGACAAGGCCGGCAACAGTTTCACGAACTTCTCGAAGACCGTCGACCGCGCCGCCGGCGTTGCCGCAGGCGTAGTTGGCGTAATCGGCGGGCTCGCAGCGTCCGCAATCAACGCCGCGTCCGACCTCGAGGAGACCAGGACAGCCCTCGACGACGTGTTCGGCGACGAGGCCTCCCAACAGCTACAGGACTTTGCACGCACCGCCGACCGGTCCCTCGGCCAGTCACGCCAAGAAGCCCTCAGCGCTGCTCAGACGTTCGGCATCTTCGGGTCGGCAGCCGGCCTCGCCGACGACGACCTGGTCGACTTCACCACGACCCTCATCAAACTTGCCGGCGACCTCGCCTCGTTCCAGAACACCACGCCCGAGCAGGCCATCACCGCCCTCGGTGCAGCACTCCGAGGCGAGTCCGAGCCCATCCGTAACTACGGCGTCCTCCTTGACGCTGCGACCGTCAAGCAGCGTGCCCTCGCAGAGGGCCTGATCGAGACCGAGCAAGACGCCCTCAGCCCTGCCACACGCACCCTCGCGATCTACGCCGAAGTTCTCAACCAGACGCAGACGCAGCAGGGCAACTTCGCGCAGACCGCCGCAGGCTTCGCTAACACGCAGCGGACGTTCGCCTCACAGATGGAGAACTTCAAGGCCGACATCGGCGAGGTCCTCCTGCCCATCGTCCAAGACCTTCTGCCTGAGCTGCGCGGCATTGTCGACACGTTTGCAGACTCGGACCCTGAGAAGGTCGTGGAGCTCGGCATCAGCATCACGCAGCTGGCAGGCGCCGTCATCGCCCTCAACGGCGCCCTCAAGGCGTTCGCCGCCGTCCAGGGTGCCGCACGCTTCCTGTTCAGCACCGCCGGCACGTTCCTCGTCGCCCTCGCTTCCGGCGGCTCGAGCAACATCGACCCAACCAGCGAAGGTTTCTACCTCGACGGCGGCTACTCCCCTGAGGAGGCCCGACGTCTCGCAGCACAAGCCCGAGGTGAAGCGACCGGCACGCTAAACCCAATAGTGCGGACTGGGAATAGAGGTCGCAGCGCCACAACAGGAGGCCTCAGAACAAGGGCGTCTGAGCCGATCATCGTCAACGGCGTCATCGGCTCGACCTACCAGGTGTACCGCGAACTCGAGCGGACCCGCGCAGCAGGGAATCGTGCTGGCATCCGCTCCGACGTACGTTTTGACGGTCGGTAATGGGCTACACAGGGAACGTCACCGTCACCGTCGCCGGCACGGACCACACTGCCGAGGCCATCGACTCCGTGTTCGTCAGCCGCGGACGGCAGACCTACTGGGACGGCATCCAGGCAGGCCTCGCCCGCATCGTTCTCCTCGAGCCTGCCGTACGGCCAGCCATCGGCGACCTCACGACCGTCGACGTTGCGCTCAACGCAGGCGGCACCGCCCGAGTGTTCCAGGGCAAGGTCCACGCGATCTCGGCAGTGTTCGACCCGAACGTCGGCTCGGTCGTCACCCTCGACCTGTTCGGACCCCTCGCGCAGGCCGGACGCCGCGATCAGAACAATGCCCTGTCGGCCGAGCTGGACGGCGTACGCATCCGCAACCTGCTTAACGCCGCCCTGTCCGAACAGTGGGCCGAACAGCCACTCACCCAGTCGTGGGGGGACGTGCCGGCTACCAAGACGTGGGCCGACTACGGCATCGACGAGACCATTATCGACGACGGCGTGTACGAGGTCGCCCCGATTACGCAGGTGCCTGTCCCAACGCTCGAGCAGCTCGCGACGACCGCCCTGTCCGGCAACGGCGTCGTCTACGAGACCGGCGACGGAAGGGTCGGCTACGCAGACTCCACCGAACGGCAAGGCGCGTCCTTCGGCACGCCGCTCAGCATCGGCGCCGGCGACGTGTTCTCAGCCTCCGGCGTGTCCTTCGAGGCGTTCGATGACATCGTCAACCAAGCGAACGTCACCTGGTCAGGTGGCCTCGTCACCTTCACCGCCCCGTTGTCGGTCTCGCAGTACGGGTACGTCGTCCGCGACTACCTCACCATTCTGAACCAGGTCGACGACGCCATCGACTTCACGGAACGGCTCGTGCAGCTCCAAGCGTTCCCTGCACCGTCACTGCCAGGACCGTTCCTCGTCCAGCTCAACACCGTCACTGACACCCTCGCCGACGACCTCCTCGAGCTCAGCATCAACGATTACCTCGAGGTCACCGGCGTCCCCACCGGCGTCCTCCCGACCGGCCTGTTCCGAGGCTTCGTCGAAGGCGTCAACCTTGAGCTCACCAGCACGTTCGGCAACGTCGAGGTGTTCGCCTCCGACGAGTCCTACTCGATCTACAACACCCGCTGGGCCGACGTGCCCGACACCCTGACCTGGGGCGGCGTAAACGCTACGCTGACCTGGCAGAACGCCTAGGAGAACTCATGCCCGACACCGGCGCACCCTGGAACATCCCGTACGTCGAGTCCGCTGATCTCGTCTCAGACTGGCCTACAGACTCCCTAGCGCTTGCGAACGCCATCGACGCCGGCCTCGACGCGGCAGGCCCAGCGGGTATCGGCAGTAACGTCGTACAGACCGTTAAGACCGACGCCTTCACGTCTACGTCCGCAACCTTCGTCACCGTCACAGGTCTGACCGCGACGATTACTCCATCGTCGGCAACCGCGAAGGTGCTTATCATCGCCCAGATCGCTTACGGGCTAGGACCGGCTACTAATGCTTACGCTCGTTTCAAGGTCACTCGGGGTGGTACAGACATCTACCTTGGCGACGCGGCCTCAGGTAGAGACAGGGCGGTGTTCGGCGGCCTGACCCCTTCCAACACCGACGGCCTGATGCTTTCCGACTCGATCGTATACCTCGACGCACCTAGCGTCGCCACGCCAGTCACCTATCAAGTTGAGGCACGCACACCGAACGCGAAGATCTCCGTCAACCGAAGTGAGGACGACTTCAATAACGCAAACTGGGTTCGCGGGGCGTCGTCCATCACCGTCATCGAGGTGGCAGTATGACCGACTACACCGCCGTCCTGACCGCCCTGTATCCCGACGCTGAGTGGACGCTGTCCGGTGATGACTATGCGGGTCTGACGTGGCTGTCCGACACGCCGAAGCCGAACAAGAAGAAGCTCGACGACGCCTGGACGCAGGTCGACCTCGACCGCCGTTGGGCTGCCGTCCGCCTCGAGCGCGACCGGCTGCTCGCTGCATCCGACTGGACCATGATGGCCGACGCACCGCTGTCCGACATGGACCGGAGCACCGCCGCGGCCTACCGGCAGCAGCTCCGTGACGTGCCGCAGGACAACGACGACCCGAACAGCATCACCTGGCCGACCGCACCCTGGAGCGCCGCATGATCGACTGGGCCGACACCGCCCACCGGACGTTCTGGACGTTCATCGAGGCGTTCATCGGCGTCCTCGCCGGCACCTACGCGTTCGCCGTCGAGGGTGCCGCGCTGCTGTCGGCTGTCGCCGCGGGCATCGCCGCCGCGATCGTGCCGCTCAAGGAAGGCGCCCTGGCCGCCCGCCGGAACCGTTCCGCACAGGCCGGCTAATGGAACTCGTCCGGCGTGCCGACTGGGGCGCAGCTGCCGCGCCACGCAGGCCCAAGGTCATCGCGACGCCGGTCAGGACCCTGTACCTGCATCACAGTGCAGGCCGCGACGGCGACGCATCCGTCGTCCGCCAGATCCAGTCGTTCCACCAGCGCACCCGCGGCTGGAACGACATCGCCTACACCTGGCTGTACAGCCCACAGTCGCGCACCTGGTACGAAGGCCGTGGCCCTGGCATCGCCGGCGCGCACACACGCGGCTACAACCAAGAGTCCCACGCCGTGTGTGTCCTCGGCAACTACGACCTCGAGGATGTCCCTGCGACCGCCGTCACAGACCTGGCCGAGTGGGCCTACTGGCATGGCGGCACCTGGGGACCCGACCAGTACGTTCCGCATAGTGCGGTCGGACAGACGGCTTGCCCAGGCGACAACCTTCTGTACGCCCTCGAGCTCATCAACCGGCGTGCCAAGATGGTGCCGACCCGCGACTGGATCAGCGAGCGTGTAGCAGACGACTACGGCTCGTACGAGGAGTGGGAGCAGCAGGTTCGGGAGGCGCGACTGTGACTGACGCAGCCATGATGCTCGCCTACGTCGCGCCGATGATGACCGTCGCAGCTGCCGCTTGGCGCATGTCTGCACGCCTCGCGAAGATGGACGCACGCCTTGCGCAGCTCGAGCGGGAGAACCGCGACCTCAAGGCCGACCTTGGCGCCCTGCGGACCCTTCTGTCGGTCCTCGTTGACTCGCGACGGCAGTCAGGGTAATACTGACGGCGTCCGAGCACCTGGGGAGGCGTATGGACGAGTTCGAGAAGGCTCAAGCAGAGGCGCGTCCGGGGTATACCGGCTGGTGGAACAAGGTCATCCCGCAGCTCACCGACGACCAGCAAGCGTCGCTACAAAACGCATGCCTGAACCGCGACATCTCGCATAGCGTAATCGCGAAGGTCCTCGGCCAGTGGGGGCACAAGGTCTCGCAACAGCAGGTCGGCCACTACAGGCGCAACTATGTCGAAGGCTGACCCGTTCCTGACCGTCAAGCGCGAGCTCGAGGACGCGCGACGGACCAGGCCGAAGCATCCGACCGGCTGGACACCTGGCGTCGATACTGCTGCCGGCACGATCACCGTCCAGGGTGGCGACACGCCGCCGAAGGACTGGGCGCACGTCCTGTGGAACCTGGGCCTCGACCCGAATGACTGGCAGGTCGACGAGTCGCAGCCGGTACAGGTTCGCTCCTGGGACAACCACGAGAAGCGCTTGTTCTACTACCGCGCGACCGTCCGGCCTGTACGCGAGCCTGAGACTGACCTCACCGACCTGATCCGCGAGATCAAGCGGCGCCGCCCGCGAGCACCGAAGGAACCGCTCGAGGAGCGCGGCCTCGTCGTCCTGCTGTCCGACTGGCAGGCCGGCAAAGCAGACCACGGCGGCCACGAGGCGCTCATTGAACGGCTCCTCGATCTACAGAAGGCCGTCCCCGCGCGTCTGCGAAGCCTCGCCCGCCAAGGCAGGCCCGTGTCCCACCTGTACGTCGTAGGGCTCGGCGACATGGTCGAGGGCTGCGGCGACCACTATGCCCAGCAGACGTACTCGGTCGAACTCGACCGGCGGCAGCAGGTCAAGCTCGTGCGCAGGATGCTCGTCAACATGCTTGCAGACTGGTCTCGGCTGCCGGCGAAGGTCGTCGTCGGATGCGTTCCTGGCAACCACGGCGAGAACCGTAAGGCCGGCAAGAGTTACACGACGTTCGAGGACAACGCCGACCTCGAGGTGTTCGAGCAGGCGCAGGAGGTTCTCGCTGCGAACCCTGAGGCGTACGGTCACGTCCGCTGGGTCATCCCTGACGGCGACATGACCATCACCCTGGACGTGTGCGGCACGATCGTCTCGTTCGCCCACGGCCACCAGTTCTCCGGCACCGGCCTACCTCTGAACAAGGCCAAGCACTGGTGGCAAGGCAAGATGGCCGCCATGCACCCTGTCGGCGACGCGTCCATCGTCTGCTACGGCCATTGGCACCATTTGCAGCTTCTCCAGGACGGCCCCCGTACCGTTATCGGCGCACCGTCGCTCGACGGCGGCTCCCGCTGGTTCGAGGAGCGCGGAGGCCCGACAACGCAGTGCGGGACCCTGACGTTCGTCTGCGAGAATGGAGCATGGCGTGACCTGCAAATCATCTGACGTTCGGCGCTGGCACCTCAGCCTCGGCCAGTTTGACATCACCGTCGAGACGTCGCCGCAGCATGACCGCGACCTCGAGGCGCTCGAAGCAATGGGCGACTCCGACCTGGACAAGGGCATCATCCGCGTCCACTCGTCCGCCCTGTTCCTGCGCAGGCAGGAGATCATCATGCACGAGCTGCTGCACCACTGCATTCACCTGACCCACCTGGCGACACGTTGGGACGACGAGGAGACCGAGGAGGTGATCAGGGCGCTCAGCCCATGGCTGGCACAGGCGGTAAACATCTCGAACATCGACTAGGAGAGATCATGCAACTCACAGGAGAGACAGTCACGTTCCTCATGGCGCTCGGCGTCATCCTCGCAACACTCGCAGCCGGCCTGCTGTACCTCGAGCGCCGGCAGAACCGTCGCGACGAGGTCGCCGAATGGCGCCGCACCGTCGACGCGATGCGCCGTATCGAGCAGCAGGAAGGCGACCGATGAGCAAGCAGGGAGGCTTCGCCGAAGACTACATCCCAGTCAACGAACGCATCGCCATGTTCATCGCCCAGTATCCCGCCGGCTCTCTGCGCCCACTGTGGCCCGACGAGCCGTACCGAGTCCTGGGCGAGGGCGAGACGAAGTGGCTGATCTACGGCGCCTGCGCCTACAGGACGCCCGACGACCCTGCCCCTGGCGTCGGCCTCGCATGGGAACCGGTTCCAGGGCGCACGCCGTACACGCGCGGCAGCGAGCTCATGGTCGCCGAGACCAGCGCCTGGGGACGAGCCCTCGCGAGTATCGGCATCGCTACGAACAAATCCATCGCGTCCGCAGAGGAGGTCAGGTCCGCACGGGAGCGCTCACAAGGCTCTCAGAGCGCCGGAAGCCGACCGGCTGGTAGAGCGGCATCCCCCAAGACGAACGCCCCGCAGAACGCATCTGACAGCGTCACAGAGGAAGGGACATGGTGAACATCACACAGGACCTTATGGGAGGCGAATGGGCACAGGCGTGCCGGCGTCTCACCATCGACTCGGACGGCTGGGTCCGCGGCGGGCAGATACCGACCGCGATCTACAAGGCGAGGAAGGCAGCCGACGCCGCCGACAGCAGCCCGACCATCCACACGGTGAAGGCGCTGCTGACGGCGCTACTCGAGGTCGAGCATGAGTGTCAGAACTACATGCACCGGCTCGGGCAGCTGCGCATCCACCTTGGCAGAACTACCGACCGTGCTATGGAGATGCTCGACTCTGGCGATCTGCCAGGACACCAGGGCGTCGAGTACCACCGTGACCTGAGCAACAACAACCTGCTGGAGCGGTACGCGCGCCTGTACAACCTTCCGAAGCCTGGAGGGTCAGCGGCATGAGCGAGGCCAGGAGGGGCCGCCGTATGCCGTTCGTCATCCTGCCATGGGCAGTACTTGACGACGAGACTCTCACGGCGCATGACGTGCTCGTCTACGCGACCATCGCCCGCTACGCCGACGTGAACACCGGCATCGCATGGCCGTCCAGGGCGACCGTCGCACAGAACGCGCGCTGCGACATCAAGACCGTCGACCGTTGCGTCACCCGCCTGGTCGCTGCCGGCTTCCTTGAGAAGCGCAAGCGCAAGACCGACCTGGGCGAGTCCAACGTCTACACCGTTCACGAGATTGTGGCCCACCAGCAGACCCTTAAACCAAAAAGGGGTAGGGACTCAAACGGTGCTAGGGGGGCGACACAAACGGTGCGACCCCCAGGGACTCAAACGGTGCGGGAACTAGAACTACTAGAACTAGAAGGAACAGACCCGTCCGAATGGACACCCATGCCCGACGACATCCGTGCCATGCTCGAGCCCTCGAAGCCAGGAGGCACAGCATGAACCGACACGTCCGCACCATTGCCATCATCGCAACGACAGCCACACTTACAGCCCTGATCGTGCAGCCCGACACCATCGTCGACACCGTCACAGTGACCGACACCGTCCATGTCCCTACGAGCATTGATCTGCAAGCCAGCCGGCAAGTGCCGGCAAAAAGCCCTGTCGACGACCAGCTCGACATGGAATGCGCCTACGCACTGCAACGCATCACCGACGAGCCACTCATGGGCATCCTGCTGTACGTCGAACGCTGGTGGAACGGCAACGCATGCGACGCCTACCAGCACCAGGTGGAACATGGCTGGTACTGACTGGATGAAGCAGGCAGCCTGCATCGGCCACGACCATCTCGACTGGTTCGACATCGACTGCAACCTGCAGCAGACGCTACAGATCTGCTACCAGTGCGACGTGAAGAGCCAGTGCCTCGAGCTCGCCATCACCAACCGGCTGACCGAAGGCGTGTGGGGAGGCATGTACGGTAAGCAACTCCACGAGATGATCTACGAGCACAGGGGAACCGATGCCTCGCTCAACGACTGACCGCAAGGGTGCCCTCAGGGTGGGGGGTAGGGGTGGCTCGACCAGGGAATGGCGGCGCATACGCCAACGTATTCTCGATCGCGACAACAAAGAATGTGCCTACTGCGGGGGGGAGGCCACTTGCGTCGACCACATCGTGCCATGGTCGAAGGGGGGCACCGACAACGCCGACAACCTTGTCGCAGCGTGCCGCAGCTGCAACACAGCCAAAGGAGCCCGGTCCCTCGAGTTTTTGACAGGTTCGGCCAC